CGATTTTGTGGTCATATTGCGACATCCCCCTTCTCATGCGAGCAAAAGCCCCGCGTTCATGTTGCGTTCCATCCGTTCCAACGCGGCATTTTGGCGATCGGTGGTTTCGGCGATGCGTGCCAAGTGTTTTTCCATCTTCTCTTCGATGCTGCTGCCGGCGCCGAGCCCGGAGAGTGAATAGCCGCTAAACGTGCCTTCGACGGCCGATTTCGCGGCAGCTACGTTTCCGGAGATGTCGGGGATTCTTCCGAGTTTCGTGCCTGGCAACTCGGGCACATTCAGAGCAGCCTTGGCACGTGCCGCCTCGGTCTTTGCATCGTCCCATTCCTTGCGAGCCGCGTCGACGGCCTCCTGAGATGCCTTCAGGTCGGCGGCATATTGTTCCTGCCGGGCGCGATGCTTGGCGTTTCGCTCATCTTCGAGGTTTTTGAGTGCGCCGGTCCGTCCTTCTTCGATCTCTTTTTGGCGATCCGCAAAGCCCTGACCGGTCGCGCTCAATTTCGCAGCCGTTTCCTGCCGTCGTTGCTCGGTCGCACGGTTGTGTTCCTCGTCGAGAGCCTTTTTGGCCCCTTCGGCAGATTGGGGATCGTATTGGCCCATGAGTTCCATCAGATCGATCCAACGCTTGCTGATCCAATTGGATGCCGAATTCCAGCCGCTTACGATTGAATCCGTAAAAACGGTCCAGGCGGCGCTCATGCCGGTGACCAAGAGATTCCAACCTTGCTGAAAAATAGCCCAACCACTGGTCATGATTCGGGCAATGCCGTAGACGGCGTCGGTCCAGGTGCCGACAAAGATCTCCTTGAAACCGATCCACGTCTCGGTAAGCCAATTGATGCCTTTCTGCCACTCCATCTTGAGCATCGACCAAAGAACCTTAGCAGCCAGCGCGATGTCGCCGGCCGACAGGGCATCGCCGATCGCGCCGAACGTGGTCATGATCTCGGACGCGAGACCGCGAAATGCTGCCGCAATACCGCTGATGGTGTCGCCGAGTGCCCCTGTGAAATAGAGCAGCGCAGCAATGCCGCCCCAAATAGCAGCAAATGCAGCAATTTGTCCCCAGGTCAGTGCGGTGAATGCGGCCGCGACAGCGCTGACGGCCGAGACAGCCCCGGTCCATGCCGTGGCCAAGAGCGAGCCCGCAACGGCAACCGTCGATCCGAGGAGTCGCACCGTACCGAGCACTAGGCCGATCGCGCCGGCCATGTTTCGCAGAATTGCTGACAAGACGGTGAATGCGACGCCCGTGGCAACGATGGTTCCGGTGACTTGCAGCAGCACAACTGCCAAGCCGCGATGGTCTTTGATCCAATCGCGAACGGCAGCAATGATTTGGACAATGTGGTTGGTCATGTTTGTCAAATAGGGGATCAGCGCCCCGCCGATCACTCGGACGCCGCTCATCATCACGTCGTGCAAATCGCCCAGGAGTTGGCCGAACCGCCGAGCCCCCTCGGCTGCCTCGCCGTTCATCGCCAGGCCTAATGTCTTTGCCCGAGCCTCCCACTTGGCAATGCCGTCGGAGCCTTGCAGAAGCAACGGCATCAGCTCCGTACCATTTCGGCCGAAGATTTTGACGGCGGCGGCGACACGTTCGGTTGGATTCTGAATGGCGGCGATCCGATCGGCGATGCGGCGGAACTGCTGTTCAGGCAACAGACGACTGAGTTCGGCAGCGGAAAGGCCGATGGACGTCAAGGCTTCCGTGGCCTCCTTTCCACCACGTGCAGCCGCCGCAATGTTGACCTGCATCTTCTTGATGCCCGTGGCCAATTGCTCGACCTCGACATGGCTGCGGCGTGCGGCGTAGGCCAACGAAGAAATCGTCTGCACGCTCGTGCCAGCCTTTTCAGCCAGATCGGCCATTTCCGTACCGGACGATGCCGCCATCTTTGCGGCCGTGAGTAAACCAGAGAACATTCCCGCCGGCGAAGAAGCAAATCGAGCAATGGCCGCCAACGGCTCTGGTAATTCACCGCCATAGGCGTTTGCCCCCAAGCGACCGAGTGAGGCCGACCAACCACGGAGCCTCGCCTGCAAGGCCGAAAGGCCCTGGGTGACGCGGTTCTGTTCGAGAAAGATCTCGACATAGGCCGCACCTGCTCGAATTGCACCGGCGGTAGACATGGCAATGGAAAAAGGAAACCACAGATGAATACGGATAGACACAGATCAGATGGGATTGTCTTTTGTTCCCCATCCGCGTTCATCTGTGTTTATCCGTGGTTTCTTTCGTGTTCTTGTGAAGTTGTTCACTTTCTCTACAAAGTGCTTTCAAGCAATCGACGCTGATTTTGATCTTCGTTTCCTTCGGCTTGCGTCTGCGGTCCGCAAATGGGTTGAAATCATTCGGCAAAAAAGGTCTTTTATGTTTTCTGACGTTCCGATGTGGGTTGGCCCCGATCGCAGCCAATAGTGCCGTCCGCTCCCACTCGGCCTTTTGACGCCCCTTGGCCATCGCGATCAACTCAGCGAGGGTTCTTGGCCCAGGATCGATCCCGATGACTCCTGCCAACTCGAAGCAGAGCCAGTACCATTGTTCGGCCGTGGCATTGGGAGTTTCTGAAGTTCTTGGAGTTCCGGCTCCAGAATTGCATCGATCGCCACGTCCAGGTCGCCCGCCGCCAATCTGGCTGCCATCAGCACCTTGGCCTTCTCGGCAAACGTCTGACTCTTCTCCAGCACCTTTCGGAGCACCGTCCGCCGGGCCAGTGGGAAAAAATCGATAGTTTCCTCCAAAATGCAATCCAACACTTTTTCCAACACGTCGCCGCCCATCGACCGGCCGAAATCCTCATCGCCCACGTTTTTCTCGTCGCACTGCGGCTTGCAGATCGCGTACGCGATATCGCAAACCAACGGTGGATACGCAATCACCTTCTTCAGAAGATCGCTATCAGGTTCCACCAACGAAAGGAGATTGATTTTGAGCGACTCGCCCATGTAGTCGAAGGTTGATTTCATCACCCGTTTGACGGAGTTGACGTCGATCGTAATCGCCCACTCTCGGCCTGTGGTGTCTCGAAACGTTTTCATTGCAAGGGCTCCGGTTTTCAAAGGTTGGCTTTCAGCTTTTGTTCTACCCTGTGGTATGCTGCGGCAACGATGGCCAGCCAAAACAGCCGGCTCGAAGTTCATGGATTACGTTCCGGATGTCCCGGAACTCCATGTTGGATAACGGGTCAGATATGTGGGTTTGACGGTAAACTTGATGGTGACGCCCTCTTCAAGTTTCTGCTCGTCATCCATTTCCATGATCTCGAAATCGGCGTCGAGCCCTGCACCGTTGAGCTTGTCGGCAATCAGGAACGCGAGCGGTGTATCCGTGACGAATGCATTGATCATTGCTTGGAGGTGGGCATCGGCGGAATCCGACGTAAACTCGATATCGAACTCAGCTTCCTTCATGGCCCCTTTGACGAGCGCCCACCGAGATGCTCGGCTACTGATCTTCGCCTCGCCTTTCTTCATCTTGAGCGAGATGTCCTTGCAGGTAGTGACCTCGGTCGTAGCGGTCTGCCCCGCCGTGCCGCGATAGAGTTTGGCGTCGAGGGATAAGTTGATAGGCATTGCTACTCCTTGTGGTTCAATGAACGGCGTTCGCCCACATTTCCGGCAACTTCGGGCGGTTTTCTTCGAGCGATGGCCCCATGTACGGTCGAGCCGCAATCGATGTCGGGCCGATTGTCAGCGGGCCATACATTTCCTCTTGTAGCCGATTCGCACGGTCCACCTGGGCTTGCGTCCGCATTCGGGCATAGGTGACCATTGCACCAAAACGATTTCGCTTGGTCGTTCGACTGGCGGGACCGTCGATGCGAATCTCGCCGCCATCGCCGACGTGACGAATGCGCCGCAACGGGTTCTTATGGCCTTGGGCCGTGCCACCGAGTTCCAACACGCGCGGAACAATCGCCATACCACGGAACGGCATCGGACCGATCACAACTGAATTGGTTTGCTCGTCGTAAGCGAAGAAAGTCAACTCACGTAGCGGCGAGTCCCTGCCGTGTTTCTTCGATTCATGGGCGTGTGGCGGGCTGCCTGGCTTGGAAACGCTTTCGGCGTACCGAATCTTGCCCTTCGCCGAGCGACGTACAAATGCCCCGGCCTTCGAGAGTACCGAGGCTTTGGCACGGCCGATCCGATCGATCACGGCGCGACGATCGAAAAAGACCTTCGTCACCTGCGTGGTAACGCGGATATCCAGCATCCGGTCGGTCGCCATTCGCTTCATAACACCCATGTCAAAACCTCATCGCACAACGCGGTAGGTGAAGGCCAGGAGTCCGGTGAACTGGTTGGCCTCCTTCAAATGCTTGGGATCATAAATCGGTTTATGTTCTGTCTTCACACGTCGAACCTCAGGGCAGCTCGCCAACGTCCGATCCCGCAAAAAGTCGCGAATCTCCTCGCAAAGCTTCAGCAACTCGTCGAGCCTGGCCAGGGGGACGATGCCGCCGATCGGTTCGAATCGCTGCTGAACGGCGACATGCAACTTGTGTTCTTCACGATCCCGTGATCGATCGTTCGGCTCGCCCTCGAACTCGGCCGGCACCACAGTCACATGCAACGTGGCCATGTCCTTGAGTTCGTACTCCGGCAAATACGCACGAACTGCCGTGAATGGTTGGCTAAACGTTTTGACATTCAATTCTGCAACCAGAGCGTCGGCGATTTGAACGGTGGTGCTGGCGTTTGCCATTAGATCACCCCCAATTCCTTGCCCTTTGCTTCCAAGGCGGCATACATCACCACTTGGGCCAAGGCAAGCTTCTGGGCCGTGGACGCCGTCGCTAAGATTTGCGAGACCGCCGTGATTTGATCGGCGTTGTACTCGCTGGCCTCAAAAAGCCGTTCGATGTGCATCAAGTACCGAGTGTTGGGCATCAGCTCCTTGACGCCGCTTTCCAACGTGCGAAACGGCGTTACTTCCACATGGGCCTCCGCGTCTTGGTTGGGATCGGGCGCATCGATCAGGATTCGCTGGAACCAAGCGTGCTCGTAGGTCGCCGACTCACTTGCGGGCACAACGGCCGGAGCGGTCAATGAAACTGCCATGTCCTTTGCTCCTCGCTAATAGAGAATCTCTTGGGATTGGATTGTGGCCGACCAACGGATGTTCGTGGCAGCAACACCCGTGACCGTGATCGCCAGACTCTTGTTTGTGTTGTCCGCCGTGATCGCCGGTACGGTCCAGCCCGACGGATTGATGTCTACGCCGACGGTTTGAACGGAACCCTCCAAGGAGATTGTGCCGCCGACGTTCTTAATGACCACCTGCCGCAGGAGGAATGCCGAAGTTCCGTCCGATTGTCGGGCAGCGATCATCACTAGGCATGCGTAGGTCTTGCCCGTGGCGCAGATGAAACGATTGCTTGTGTTTTCGGTGGTCCCCGACGGCGCAGCGCCATCGATGGTCAGCTCGGCCGGCGTGGCATCGGCGGTCGCTCGACGCAGGACGATCTCCGTGTACTGAGAGTCGCCAGCAGCGGCGAATCGTCCCGACGCCAACGCCCGTTGATATTGCTTGTTGGTCGAGGAATAGTATCCGCTGGCATGTGCCCCCTGCGCCGATGCCGATGTGTAATAGCCCTCGGCATGCGTGTAATTGGCACTGGCCGTGTTGTGGTCACCTTCCACATGGGCCGAAGTGGATGATGCTGGCACAGAATTGTTGCTGCCCTCGACATGGGCCGAGTCTGAAAGTGCTACGTTCGCGCAGCCCTCCGTGTGGGCGTATCGGCCTTTGTTCTGACTCGCCACTCTGCCACTCGTGTGTGCTGGGGTAAGCGCCGAGTTGATGCTGAAGGTTGTGTTACTGCTTGCATACGTGGGGACCGACGAGACACTTCTCGCTTGCGACGCCTTCGAACCTGTAGCGCCAGACAACGACCAGAAGAGAATGCTGTCGCCATTGGAGAAGTGGGAACGCACATCACCGGAAATCGTAACGGTCGTTCCGCTGATCGTGCAATAATCGCTGGCATAACCACATTGGCTGCTACATCCCTCAGCATGAGAATAGTTGCCGGCTGCGGCAGTTGCCCCTCCTTCCGCATGGCAATACTGTCCACTGGCTACAGAAGCAGAACCCTCGGCATGGGCGTAGTTTCCTCCGGCGACGCTGTTCGCCCCCTCTGCGTGTGTGTTGGCTCCAGCGGCAACCGTAGAGGCCCCCTCGGCGTGGGCAACATCTCCAGTGGTGGTTCCTGTGCCCTCCTGTACCTTGCCTGACAAATAGTACATGCCATCTGTCTTGATCGCTACATCGGACTTCGGAACGCCTCGCACCAGATTGCCGTCCGTGTCGTAGGATGCCAGATAGTCCCGCGCCATCGTGCCAAGTGCCACGGTAGCGGTGCCCGTTGCCCCGGCTAGCGGAGAATAAGAGCCGGTATCGGGTGCGACGACTGGGAAAACATACGAAGATGGCGCGGACCATCGCGACACCGCCGTGTTGACATCGCTGCCCTCACAGATTCTCCACCGCCACGGGACGGCACTCTCGTATCGCATCCACCAACCACCGCCGATACGTTCGAATGCTGGCGAGTTGTTGTAAGAACCATTCTGGCGATACCATCCGGTAGCGTCGGGTGAGATATCGCCCGACACATACGCATGGCCGAGATCGGTTGGAACCTTGTCGGTTTTGGCAGCAAGATCACTTACCAAGTCGGTTACATCCGATTGCGGATGGATGTGGGTGGGACTTTGGTATTGAACTGCTTGGTTGGCATCCATCATCGGACTCTCCTGCTACACAAAGACGCGATAGGCCACACCCTCGCCGTTGACGCCAACTTTCACGAACACCTTGCTTGCATCGTCGATGCTCAATACAACGCCGGAAACCGAATTGGGCAGAAGCGGCATGTTTTGGCTTGTTACATCGCCCAGAAGAACCGGTTTTGTGTTGGTGCCAACGCCGTCGGCATTGCACAACGGGCCAATCCAGACACAACGACAGGGCGTGCTGGCGGCCACGAGCGATTCCGGCGTTGCTGCAGCGGCCACGGCCTTTACGCCACCGGCCAACGACGTGGGGGTGGCCAATACGGCGGCAAGATCCTTCAGCGTCTTGCCGCCCGGCGTACCGGCGATCCCGTCGACCATCCCCTGTACGTCGGTCTCTGCCACATCCACCTTCAAGTCGACGTCGCCGACCTTCACCAAGAGCGCGCCGGTCGCTTCGTCGATCTCCACGTCGGCCGATTGCAACCAGCGGCGAGTCATGGCGTGTCCTCCGCAACAATTTGTTTGGTATGAACACGAAGCGTCTTCCGAAAGGCGTCACTATAACGCCAGCAAGGCTCTTTGCCTGGCGTCATCACTTCATACGAGTAGACTGCCCCATTCTGTGTTTCGCGAATACAATCTCCCCGTTGCGGCAGGATTGAGTGACCATCAAGCAGCAAATCGGCGGCAAGAATCAAAAAGTCGCGGGACTCGTGACGGATCAACACGCCATAGCCATCGTCCACCTCAAAGGTGGTTTTACCAACCGTGGCCAAGACCTCAGCGGCCAAGCTGCCGCGCACGTACTGTACCGTGGACGCGGCATGCTTGGTCCGCTGGGTTTCGAGCCAATCAGACGACTTTTGCAAAAGGTTGGTCGCCATCATCTAATCCCTAATCCCCAACCTCTAATCCCTTTTCACTGGCTCATCCGAACGCGAACCGTGGTGTCCGCGTCGGCCGCCACCTTCGTCGTCTTGCCCAAGAACGTGGCTCCATCTGCCGTGGCGGTGGCCACCTTGGTTGTGGCGTTCCAATAAACTTTCGTGCCAGCGGCGATGCCGGAGCCGGTTCCGATCGCCTTCGGAAAATCGAAGATGCCGGCAACGGCCAACGAACCGGGCCTGTTCGCTGCCAACGGCATGCGAGCAACGCCTACCAAATCACCCTGCACCACCACATCGCCTGATGCCACATCGGCACTCGGCGTGTAGTCGATGGCGCCGCCGTCATGAACGAATACTACAAGTGCCATGGAATGGTCTCCTCGGTAAAGAGTTTTTCAGTTGTCCGATTCCAATCCCCAATCCCTCCAGCTCACGCTTCACCCTTGCTCTTGATCCCCGCTCGTGGGTCTTGTTTTGCCACCCCGAAATCGTGGTAGCCACGAAGCTCGACGCCAAGTACGGAGAAATCCGCCTCGGCCGTTTCGATCGTGGGCGACTCTTGGCCGTTGAGAAACGCCACTTCGATCGCGGGCAGATCGCCAGGGTCGGCCAAAAGATACCACGCCTTGCCCGAGTTGCCTGTATAATGGCTGTTCGAAAGATACCGGCTCACCTCCGCACGGAACTTGCCTTGGTGTGGGTTGGCGAGCGGATATTTGTTATTGGCCGTCGTATCGCGGATTTCGAGCGACTTGAACAGCTGCGTCGCCATGGCGCTGAGCGAGGTGGGCACAAGCAGAATCGCCGGCATGATGCCGATCGGCTTGTTGTCGCTGTCGCAGAGGTCCATGAAAGAGACCTCGGCCTTCGTCAGCCCATCGATCGACAACACCGTATCCGCGCCAGAAAGATAGTTCTTGTTGCCGGCGTTAAAGAAAGTTTCATTGTCCAATAACGTGGCCCAAAACACGTCGTTGATCTTGAGCCCGGAACCACGCCCGAGTTTCCGCGGCACCGTGGTGATCGCGCCGAGATCGTCGTTGATAATATCGCGCCGATCGATCGAGAGCAGCAGTCCGTAGGTGTCGGCCTTGTTCGTGTAGGTCTCGTTGCCCAAGGTGCCGTGTTTGAGTTCACCGCCCGGGGCGACCTGTTCGTATTGGTCCTTGCCAATAAGCCGATAACTGGTGACCGTTTTGAAGTCCGACACATTTCGCACGGCGCAGATGTTCCGCCACGTCCGCTCGACCGCGAAAAAGCCTTCCAACAAAAACTTATTGGCCACGTTGGAGAGAATGCCGCCAATGTCAACGGTCGAAAAACCGGCTTCCAATTCCGGATTGAAGGCGAACCGCATGATGGCACGGCTGTCGCGGAAGCTGCGACCGGTGTAGCCATTGGCCCAAGCGGCCTCCAAAATCAACTCCTGCAAACCGATGCCGCCACGAAAGCGTTTTGTGGCCGCCTCGAGTGCCTGCTCGTCAAAGAGGTTTTCGACGTGGTCGAGTTTTGCGGTTAGCAAACAGGCTGCTTCCAAAATCGTGCCGTTGACAACCTCTTGGCGAACATGCATTGCCGGCGCCGTCGGTCGGCTGCCTCGCAGAATTTCCAATTCGCATCGCGTGGCGTCCCAACCATCGCGAATCGCCTGGGCTTCGATTTCGGGAAAACGGCCGGCACAGAGACGGCGCATCGTGGCGATTCGATTGCTCTCGGCCGCAGCCTCGGCCCGCATCTTCTCCACGGTGGGTATGCTGGACTGTTGCGAAGTGGGCTGTGCCGCCTGAACCGGGGCGGGCGTTTGTGCCGTCCCTGCCGTAGCGGGGGAGCCAATCAGCGAATCTGTGCCCCTAGTAATACGGTCTCCCATCGCTAGGTTCCTTTCCGTTTCCAAAACATCCTGCTGGAAGGGGATGGCGAAGGCGGCGACGCTCGCACTGGTCTGGCCATCGGCTCCCAAATCGACGAAACTGATCTCGCCCAAGGTTGCCTTTCGCACAACATTCAACGGCCCCAAAAAATCGCGGCCGTTCACCAACACCTTTTGGTCGGGCTTGATGAACTCAAACTCGGCAACGCCGGCGCCGATCGACGCCTGCCACGGAAAGCCATTTCGGGCGGAGGTGACAATTTCCCGTGCGGCGGACGTATCTCGCGAAACAACTCCAGCGGCCAAGAGCTTTCCCTCTTCAATCCGAATGGTGTCGGTGTGGCCAACGCCGCTTTGCATGTCATGCCCAAACCGGATCGGGCGGTTTTGCGACGGAATGCCGAGCCCGGCCAGATCGACAACGACGGGATAACGCCAGCCGGAAATCCGCATCGGGCCGCCGGTATAAGCGACCATCGAAAACTTTGGCAGCTTTGGTTTACCGTCGGCCATCGGTTCGCCATCCGCGGTGGCCTCGATCGTGATCGCCCCCGGCTCACTCAGAAGATTGAAAAAGCCCTCGGCACGTATTTTGGCCTGACGTTCACAGACCGCGCGACGCTGGGCCGTATCGGGAAACTCCCGAACCATCGTCGGATCGGCCATGCAACGGATCATGAACTGATCGTGGGGCTCGTCGACATTTCGAATAGGCAGTGGCATCTCTCAATCCTCCTCATCCGAGTTTTTTGGTTCATGGTTTACAGGAACAGTAGCCGTCGGCGATTGAGCCATCGGCAATCCCAACTTCTGCATCAACGAGACTTCTTTCGCCCGCTGGCGGAGTTCGCTCTCCCAATCGCGTCCCTGCCGGGCATATTCGTAGGCCAAGGTGGTCGTGTGATTCTGCAATCGCGTTGCCTGAGCGTTGGCTTCCTTGGCGGGATCGACATGCTCCTGTCCATCCCAAAACCACTGATGGGAGAGATCACGGAACGTTGCGGTGCGGAGCCAGAGCGGCACGAAGTCGCTGATCAATATCGCCTCGTCGAGCCAAGCTCGCAGCACGCGGTCGAGCACTACAACGCCCATCTGCGACTGATCAACGCGGATTGATTTATAGTAGACTTGATGATCGAGCCGCCCGCTAGCGTAGTTGTAGCCCGAAGAATTGCCACAGGCGACATTGAACGGCATGTTGAGACAGCGTGCGATTTCGTTGAGAATCTCCTTTTTAAATTCCGAAAATCCTGTCGAAGGTTGTTGGGCCTGGATCTGGCTCAGCTTCCATCCGCCCGGAAGCACGGTGGCCATGCGGCGCTCGAGTTCCACCAAGTCCATGGGTTCAACCGGATCGGCCTCGCCGCTCGCCGGCGCATCGGTGTAAAGAACGGCGGCGAAATCGGCGGCTGTCTCGGCGGCGGCGATGACTGCAAGCGTGTAACGCCGCAATTGTGCAAAGAGCGGCAGCGCCGGCGTGATTTCAGGAATGCCGCGGTTTTGGCCAGGCCGGTCGGCGCGAAAATAATGGACCATTGCGGACGCCGGGACGCGGTCGTAGTCGAGCGAGAACCCGACAATACTATCGCCCGGATGATTTTTGAGTACATGGTATTCGATGGGGTTGCCATGCGGATCAAAGACAATTCCATCAATCGCGTTGGAATTGAAAAACCATCGAGCCAGGTCAGGCGTGGCCACTTGGTCAGCCTCGATCAGTCGCAGATCGAGTTTCACGGGTGAATCCACCTTCGGATTCGCCACCAGCATCCCAAAGGCCTCGCCGGATTCCGCTCGTGCCATTCGCATCGTGCGTAGCTTCTCAGGAAGTAAGACGGCCTCGGCCCAACGCATGAACTCTCGTTCAATGACTCGGTTGGTATCGTCTTCATCGGTAAGCATCTGAAGTCTGGGGCCGGTGCCGATGCAATCATTCGCCAACGTTGAAACGATTCCGCGTGCATAACTATTGTTGGCCACCTCGTATCGGGCACGGCTGCGGAGCGTTCGGCGAACTGTCGCATTATTGGCGGCGTTGGCGGACAGGAGATCGGCGTTGGCCCAATGTCGACGGTTCTCGTCGGTCGTTGCGGCGGCATCGTAGCGACCGCGAACCCGGAGCGGCACATGCACCATACGGAGCATTTTGCGTTGCGATTCGCTGCCATAGATCTTTTTGAGCCAGCCGAACATGCGTGGTTCACCTGTCAATCCGTCCCTGGTGGGACCAGCTTTTTCAACCGAATGCCAAGTCCCTTCCGTTGAGCCGCCCTTTTGCTCTCCAAGTACCGATCTGCCGCAATCTGGTCGGGCAGGCTATGTTGCTCCATACTGCCCGAATCGCCCGAAGCTTTTGCCGGCCCTTCGGCGTTTTTTTCGATTATGTCAACCAACGAATCCGTCATCACATCCCTCTTGATTTCCGACAACCATTCCAGGCGAGACCAACAAAAAAGGCAGCGCGGTGATACGGCACCGTACTGCCTTTGTGTTGGTCTGGTGTCACGGTCGGTGATCAGCCGACAATGTCGCCCGGTCTGGTTGTCTGCATTTGGTTATATCAACGGAAACCCCTCACCGGAAGATTTCTTTTCTGGCAAGTTAACTTCGACGGCGGTGGACTGCGCGGGCAGCGGCTCACAAACCTTCATTCTCCTTCCGCAATGGCGACACGCATGAGTGCGAACAATTCGATACGGAGTGCTGCGAACCTCCACCATCGGCATGTGGCGGCATCCACAGCGTGGACATTCCAGGTTTTGACACACTTGCTCGGACTCTTGATGTTCGTCAGCCATCATCTTCTGCCTCGTTGCAAGTCGGAAAGACGGATCCTTGGACGCTTTGGCACAGGTGCCTGGCCCGTTCCGAACAAAATGACTCCCTGAATCGATGCCGCCACGGCACAACCGACTAGGCAATCGAGCCAATGGTTCTCACTGGCCTCGGGACGCAGCTTCCATTCGTCCACCGTTCGCCCCCTTCCTGCGGTCTTGATGCGATATTCGGCGGTGATATGTTCGGCAAATAGCCGGTGACGCTCGGGATTGTCGCCAAAGAGCGACATACATCCCCGATCACCCATTGCTACGGCCAGTCGGGCGTGGCAAAACGTTTTCCAGTAGTTGGTGTCGAACACCACATGCCGCACCGCCCGTTTCCCCTGGACGTTGGGGATCCGCCAATTGTGTCCTACGCGGTCGCCGAGTTTCTTCTTGTACTCCGAAAAGGGAAGGCTTGATGCCCCGACGAAACGGCCGTGACTGGGGAGCAGAATGGCGGAATGCATGGATTGCCGGCAGAACTGGTAGACGACGTCGGTCGAGACGCCCCAATTGGCGTCGATCAAACACCGGTCGATTTGCATGTCGGCCCCGTCATCACGGTGGAGTTTCTTGGCAAGCTGTTGGCTGGTCAGAGTTTCCAAGCCAGCGTAGATCGATCCCTCAAGGCCGGTGCCCAACGCCGCGGTGGCCAACGTGTGCCTGGCGTCACGGAGCGTGAAATAGCCCCGCTTTTGATCGGGGTAGCTGCCATAGTCCACCACATAGCCCGTAAAATCATCCTCCCAGGCTGCGATAACATAAAACAAGAGCTTCGCCTGGATGTCGATAAACATTGTGACGTGGTTGCAACCGATCGGCACCGAGTCACGGCCGAGCCGGTTGATCTTGGCCGCAACTTGGTCGGCTGTCATGAGATCGTCATCGGTCACCTCTTCTGGCAAGGGTTCGTTTTGGTATTCGGCAAAAAACGCTGCCTCGTCCTGGAGTTTCAGGTTCATGGCATGTTGGATGGCCGACAATTCGTCATAATTGAAACGTTCACGCCAGGCAACTTGGGTACCTTCGTCCATGGCTTCCTTATTATTGCCGTAGAACTCCGTTGCCTCTCGGCCGCCGTGCCCCATCCGCAGGCTTTCGGCACGAATTTCCGCATACCGGATCCAAAGTTTTTCATTGCTTGGGAACGAATAGACCATTTTGGTCCGTTCGCCGTTCCATTCCGGGTGTTTGTCGCGATCCAAAATGTTGTCGGCCATGTCGCCCGGCCGAATCACAGTGCACGGCATAATGCCCGAAATCTTTTTACCGGGACCGGCTAGGCCCAGGACGGCACCAGCCAAGATGCTTTCTCGAGTTGCACACTGTGAAAGACTTCGGGCGGATTCGTCGGTCTGCGGATCATCGATCACCACCAGCGACGGTCGCGCCGTCTGGCCATCAGCCCGCTTGTATTTCATGCCCCGGATGCGGCCGGTAATGCCGGCCACTTTGATGATGGCGCCGCTGGCCAACGAGCGACCATCGTCGTCGACGAAAGGACGCAACGATGGGTTATCTAACCAGCCGGCCGGTTTCAGTGTAGGTAGCACAATGTCTTTTGCCGTCCAGCCGATATGGGTTCGCTCCTCCTGATAGAGTTGTCCGCTACAACGGTTGGCAATCCCGTCCAGGCATTGGATCGGAAAACAGACGTCTGGAAAATCGTCAAGCAGCAAGTCATTGCCATCGAGTTCCGTCTTGATCGATTCGAGCATGTCCATCGCATGGCCTTCGTCGGACCCGATCAGGCAGACGAAGTCACGATGGCCGTAGAGAACCGCCCAAAGGCAGGCACACTCCGCTTGACTCGTTTTGCCGTTGCCACGGGGCATTGCCATCGCAAATAGGCCGCCCTTCAAAACCGCCTCTTCGATCTTCGCGATCACCTTCAAATGATCTGCTGACCATGGCAGGTGAAATGTCAGTGGGAAGTACGATTCGCAGAAGAACCGAAAGTCCTTGGCCGCCTTCATTCTCCGGGCGGGGTTGACTGGGGCCGGAAGTTGACCAACGTCCCGTCCCACCAAAGAAGTGGCGGCGTTGTAAGCCCGCGAGTGCTCCTTTCGATTGGAATAAGGATTGGCATTCGGCAGTGTTTTCGGCGTGTGACAAATCTCGAACAGCCAACCGACATAGCGAAACAGATCGATGCACTTGCCGTCGCCAATTCGAAAACCGATGCGGGCATTGTGGCGATAGATTTCCCGCTCGCCGATCACCTCGCCCAAGGGCGTGGCGTTGAGCAGCCTGCACAACTGCAGTGGGCGTAATCGACGGAGGTCAATCGGTGCCATGGTGGAGCATTTCTCGCGTGAGCCAAGCAGCGTAATGAAGTAGGTTCAGCGTGCCATCACGGTTCGTGGGCGCACCATCGTCGATGTCGGCTTGCAGCATTTCTATGGTGACGGGCTTCGGGCCGAATGCCGAGAGAATCTTAGCCATGTCTTCCAGCCGTAAGGATTGGGGGCTGATTCCGCCCAATGGCCGTCCTTCAGGGTTATCTTCTGGCATGATGATGCGATCCTGGGGAAACAATTACCAAATGATTACAAGATTCTTCGCAAATTCAGCTTGCTGTTTCATCGAAATGATGGCTGATGTGTAGATGTGCGAACGAACTTCACATTTTCCAAGACAGGAGCCCGAACCATGGCAACCGCAAAAAGAATCCCAATCGGCGACGATCTCGTGATTGTCCGAAAGAAACCGCGACTCAGCTGCGGAGGCCAGTGGTTGACCGGCACGCTGAACGGTCACTACTTCGATGCCCTCGTGTTCGCGGAACACGCAGAGCACCCCGATTTCGAACTGGGCACGAGCCGAATCTCGAAGCTGTGGATCAAGCGAATCAAAGATCAGAAAACGATGGTCAGTTTCGACCGGGGTTGGGATACCCGGCCCAAAACGAAGCTGGCCGGCGAGATTATGGATTTTCTGATAACCAATCTGGCAGACCGCGTTTACAACACCTAACCCAATACGTTGAGGCTTATTGTGACCAAAAAGTATCGCATTGAAATTGTGAACGATCTGATGATGTTGCTCGATGGCGAGAACAATGGCTGCGACGCCTATGTGCTTCGCAGTTACAAAGCGGCCAAGCGAAAGCTTGCGCGATGGCGTGAGATGCATGACTTCGATGAAAACCAAGCCCTGCGTCTCTTGGGCGAGTTCTTTGAGGAGGCGAACGCCGACACAGAGCTTGCCGAAAAGATGGCCAAAATCGCCAAGTTGATCTTGAACATCCCGACGTTGGAGTGTCGGAACATGGATGCACTCGACTTCCATGAACTTCACGTGGCCGAAATCGAATTGGCGTTGCGGCTGGCCTACGAGGTTGGCCGGGGATCGATCCATTAACCATTTTTCAACATTTTCAGGAGATCCATCATGAAACGAAGCGACGTAAAGATTGGCGGCGTGTATATCGCCAAGGTCACCAATCGACTGGTCCAAGTCCGGATTGACAGCGAGAGCAAATACGGCGGCTGGAACGCAACGAACCTTACCAGCGGTAAGGGCATCCGTGTAAAAAGCGTTCAACGCCTGCGTGGCGTAGCAGACGCCGGAACTGGCAAGCGTGAACGGAAAACCAAGAACGGCAAAGAGGTAGCCAAGGTCGAGGCAACTTCGCAACCCGTGCCAACATCGTTGGCTACGGTCGAAGATACCGCCAACGTCCAACCTCAGATTGTCTGTCCAAATTGCGGCGGCACCGAGGTGGATGAGGAAGGCGATTGTGCCAAATGCCTGGAGCCAAAGATTGTGGAACAGGCCAACAATCAAAAGCCATCTGCGTCGAAAGAACCCAAGAAGAAACGCATGGGCGGATTGGATGCGGCGGCCAAGGTATTGGAGGAAACCGGCGTTCCAATGAACGTTAAGGAGATTACTGCAGTGGCATTCACGAAGGGTTATTGGAAACCTGCCGGGCGAACCCCGTCGGCAACACTGGCTGCCGCTTTGATGCGGGAGATCGCCAAAAAAGGCGTCGCCTCTCGCTTTCGCAGAAGCGAACGCGGCAAATTCGTGTTGAATCAATAATAGCAAAGTCATTGGCGAAGTCCTCGCTTTTCCGACATATTCCTACGCCGACGTCATCTTCCTCCCACAACTCGCCGACATTCCTTTCAGCAATCGGTCCACCATGTCCAGCCGTCGGCCGATCCAACGAACAACAGGAACGGCCATGGTGTTGCCCAACGCCTGATACCGCAATGTGTCATTGGCTGGCCTGCCATGAAATTGCACCAGCGTGTAATCATCTGGAAAACCTTGGAGACGTTCACACTCTCGCGGCGTGAACCTGCGAACAATGAAACGGCCATTGCTTCGATCCTCAATGACAACGCACGGCCGCGAGTCGGAGGTTGCGCCGGCATTGCTGCCGGCCAGGGCCGGCACTACCGACGATGGCAAGCCACGGCCGCATCGTCCGATGCGGGGTTCGAACGTGTATGCAAAACACTGCGAAGCGCCGTCCGCAGGAGTTTCGGCAGTCTTCGGTCGTGTGCCTTGGCCTGATCCAGGATCGTCGCACAGGCACGCGGCGTCAAAAAGTACCGCTGCGGCAGGTCGCCAGTCTCCAAAATCGCCGTCAATGGAACGATATCCAACCAAGAAGAGCCTTCGGCGGCGTTGAGGGATACCGAAGTATTGACTGTCGATGACACGGTACGCCCACCCATACCTGCATTCCTCCACCTGCCCGAGGAAGGCGCCAAAGTCCCATCCGTTCGCTGAAGACAACAAACCGGAGACATTTTCAAAGACGAACCACGTTGGCCGAATCGTTCGCACAACATCCAGGGCGACGATGGCCAGATTGCCACGAGGGTCATCCATTCCTCGTCGCTTCCCTGCCAGCGAGAACGATTGGCAGGGGCTTCCGAAGACCAAAAGGTCAACTGGTTCCGTCCGAGCGATTTCATGCCAATCCACCTTCGTGACGTCTCCCAGGTTTCGCGTTCTCGGATGCCGGGCTGCCAAAACAGAGCTGGTAAATGGATTGACCTCCGCACACCATCGCCAATCGACCCACGGAATGGCCTGTTCCGGTGCTCCGATTCCACTGAATAGCGTGCCGCCTCGCATGCTCAACCTCCATCGACATAGCGAGCTTCCCGAATTGCTGGAGCCTGATCGTTGTGGACGCTGGCATGGTGGTAAAACGGACCATTCATCGCCGATTCGCAAGTAAAGCCGACTTGACTAGTGCGAAATACTAGGTAAGATTGCTTTACCAGGCGTTTATCCTGGAAAAGGAGGCTTGACCGCCCATGGCACGCACGACAGGCACTTATTGCACAACAACCGTATCCGGCGAAAAGGTTCTCGCCTTTCTGCCGCTTCCCCTGCCGCCCAAACGTCCGCCCCTGCAGATCGATGGGCAGCTTGCGGAATTGCACGCCGCGGCGATGACTGCAATCGGACGACTTGCCGCAGCAGCAGCGGTGGTGCCTAGCGATGAGTGGTTCTTGTATGGATTCGTTCGCAAGGAGGCGGTGATCACCTCGCAGATCGAGGGGACGCAGGCGACGCTGGAAGATGTTGCTGCCTACGAAGCTACTCAGCAATCGGACCGTCTTGTGGACGTTCAGGAGATATGCAACTACGTCGACGCATTGTCCTGGGCTCGTGCGGAGATTCGACGTGACGGCGGCCTGCCGTTGTGTACTCGGTTGTTGTGCCAGGCACACGAGCGTCTGATGCAAGGTGTTCGTGGGGCCGACAAACGGCCTGGGACGATCCGCGCCTCGCAAAACTGGATTGGCGGCAGTCGGCCCGGAACCGCTCGCTTCGTACCGCCTCCGGCCGATGCCGTGCCGGAATTGCTGGCGAAGCTGGAACATTGGATTCACGCAAAGGATCCACTGCCGCCGCTGGTTCGCGCGGGATTGGCGCATGTGCAATTTGAAACAATTCACCCTTTTCTCGATGGCAACGGCCGTATTGGTCGTCTGCTGATTGCTCTGCTTGTCGAACACTGGGGGCTGCTCAACTCGCCGCTGCTGTACGTCAGCGTTCCCTTCAAGCGGCACCGGCAGGAGTATTACCGACACTTGATGGAGATACGGACCGATGGAAACTGGGAAGGATGGACGGCCTTTTTTCTCCGTTGTGTGCAAGAAGCGGCCGAAGATGGCGTGAATGCGGTCGGGCGATTGTGCCGTTTGCTGGAGGAAGATCGCAACCGCCTGCTGCATCACCAATCTGCGACGCTTCCCGCGATTCGATTGCTCGATTTGCTGCGTCAGCATCCCATGGTCACACTGGCCAGCGCGATCGCGATGTTGAAAACGACAAAGCCGACTGCCGCCAAGGCCATTGACGTTCTGCGCCAAGTCGAGATCTTGCGTGAGACGACGGGCAAGCGACGGGACCGGATCTATGTCTATCGGGCCTATTTGAATGTCCTGGCCGAGGATACCCACATAGAACGGGAGTAGGATCACGACGATGGCTTCCATTGGCAGTCCCTTGTTGTATCATGCGCCTAGGCGATTTGGTTGACGAACACGCACGCCATTTGAGCCACGCGGTTGAAACGCACCCATTTCGTCCCAAGACTCGGAGGAGACGATGTCATTGTCGTTGGAGATGGTTTGGGAGGCCGCCCAAAGCTTGCCGGAAGCCGAGCGGCTTGCCCTGGCAACTCGCTTGTTGGAAACGCTTCCAGAGGACGGTATTGCGATTTCCGTAGATGACGATTTGTTCGTTCAGGAGTTGAATCGTCGGTTCGCCGACTCCAAAGACGATGTGCCGTGGTCCCAGTTGCGAAACGAGCAGTGATGTCTTCTGGTGATTGTTTCGTCCTAGAAATGGTCTCTTGCCTTTCCGTGCGCCATGGTATATACTTTGTGTATACCGCCAACAGGAGAACAACATGACCAAAACGCTCATCAAACACGGCAATAGTTTGGCCCTGGTAATCGACAAACCGATCCTGGAAATGCTGGACATCTCGGCGGACACCCCGCTTGAGGTAACCACCAACGGCGATTCGCTGCTGGTGTCGCCGGTTCGGGACAAGACACGACAAAAGAAAATCCGCGATTCGTTGAAGAAGATCAATCAAAAGTTCGGCAACGACCTGAAACGCTTGGCGGAGTAGGCGATGACGACCGATTTCCTCAGCCTGGAAGACATCCTGGACCTGCACGCCGATCAAGTTGATCTGTACGGTGGCGAACATGGAGTTCGTGACCTGGGACTGCTCGAATCGGCGATTGCACAACCACAGGCGACATTCGGCCAGAAGTTCCTGCACATAGACGTTTTCGAGATGGCGGCTGCGTACTTGTTCCACATCGTTCAAAATCATCCGTTTCTCGACGGCAACAAGCGGACGGGCACTGTGGCTGCACTGGTTTTTCTCGATCTCAATGGAGTTGAGATCGAGGCGCCCAAGGGCAGTCTTTATGACCTGACCATTTCCGTGGCAACCGGACAGGCCGACAAGATGCAAATCGCCGAATATTTCCGATCGCACGTTCATTGAGTGTTCTCATTCGAGGTATTTCGTTCAGCCTTCTTGCCGGTAAACGTTTCGAACCTTTGGACAATGACATCGCAATAGAGCGGATCGATTTCCATCAGGTAGGCGTTGCGGCCGGTTTGCTCGGCGGCAATGAGCGTGCTGCCGCTGCCGCCGAAAAGGTCCAACACGTTCTCACCGGTTCGTGAAGAGTATTGGATCGATCGGACGGCAAGTTCGACGGGTTTTTCCGTCAAATGAATCATCTTCTGCGGGCTGACCTTCTTGACATGCCAAAGGTCGGAAACATTGTTTGGGCCAAAGAACTGATGCGCCGCCCCCTCACGCCATCCGTAAAAACTCCATTCGTGCGCCCCAAGAAAATCTTTCCTGCCCAAGACAGGATGTTCCTTATCCCAGATAATCGCCTGTGAAAAATACAAATGGCAGGCTTTCAAGACAGGTGGATAGTTGCCGCAGTTACTGTATCCGCCCCAGATATAGAACGCACGTCCCGGCTCCAACACGCGCGAAATGTTCCCAAACCAGGCGTAAAGCAATCGGTCGAACTCCTCGTCGCTCATGAAATCGTTTTCTAGGGGTCGGTCTTTGGCACGCAATTTCGTGTCGGTGGGCTTCGATTTCTCGGGGTGACGTGCCAAGTCCAATTGTTGGTGATGGAAAGACGCGTAGGTGCTGTTGCCGGCGGCGATGGCGTTGTTGCTCCTCGGTTCCACCCGAACATTGTAGGGCGGATCCGTGTTGACTAATTGAATCGTCGCGCCGGCCAAGAGCCGATCGACATCCTCCGGCTTGCTACTGTCGCCGCAAAGCAAGCGATGGTTGCCGAGAACCCACAGGTCGCCCGGCCTCGTTGTCGCTTCATCCGGCGGCTCGGGGACATCATCGGGATCGGTCAGACCATCGCGCACCGGATTGTCGAGTAGCTCCGCCCAATCATTCTTCAAATCTCCGAGCAACTCAAGATTGAAGTCCATGCTTTGGAGTTCTGATAACTCGATCGGCAGTAACTCGTAGTTCCAAGTGGCAATATCTGCCAAACGATTGTCGGCCAGACGATACGCCTTGATTTGGGCGGGCGTCAGATCGTTGACCACATGGACCGGTACCTCGGCGAGTCCGAGTTGTTGAGCCGCTTTGTAACGGGTGTGGCCGCAAACAATGACGCCGTCCGCGTCAATGACGATCGGTTGCCGAAACCCAAACGCTTGGATTGCCTTGGCTAGCGGCCCGACCGCCGAATCGTTGTTTCTTGGGTTACGATCGTATGGTTTGAGCCGATCGAGAGGCCACATTTCAGTCTGCATATCTGCATCCATTCAGAAAATGACGAACCGGGCAGAGCAAGCACTCCGCCCGATCCGTCCCTGGCCTTGCCTTGTGTCATGCGGTCGTGTCTTGGAAATCACAGCCGAGGCGGGGACTTGGTCTCCATGTCATGCACCTGCACCGTGAGAACATCCAAATGTTTCTCGCAGTATTCCATGCGGGCGTCGATTTTGGCCGCCCACCAAATCAACGCCGTCGACTGGCCGACGAGCGCCGTGGTGAGCGAAACCGCCACCCCGAGCAGATATTTTCGGAGTCCATTCAAGTGGAACTCGTAGCCTCTTCGCTGCGGCGCCATCGCATGTGATCCTTCCGGGTTAGGTTGTTGCGGCTGTCGATGCCGTCGTCGATGTGGTTGTGGTGGCTGTCGTCGCGGCCGCAAGGATCTTTTGCAACTCGGCCGCTTTGGTCGGATCGTTTTGAGCATAATAGGCAGCCACTTTCTTGGCGACCTCGCCCAACTTGCTGACCATGGCCGTGTCGCTCCGAACGGTTTTGACAACCTCCTCAACTTTGACCACCAAGCCGGAGTAGTCGCCGACGCCGTACAACTCGAAGAGGTCTGCGAACCAATCGAGGCCCCATTGGTTCATGAGTTTCATCAAGTCAATGGCGTGTTTGCGGCGTTTTTCCCGGCGATTGTAAATCCACAGACCGGCCAACGTCGCGGCCAAGGCAATGCCGGCCAAGATCGCATACTGCCAAGCTATCGGTACACCGTGAAACATGGAAAGGCTCCTTGTGAAGGTTCAAGGTCAAAGGTTCAAAGCACAAGGTCAAGGTCGATGTTCTTGTATCCTTGAACATTGGACCTTGAATCTTGTGCTTTCATTTTCCTTACTTTTGTGTGACGAAATACACAACAAAACCAGCGGCGACGGCCCCAAGAATGCAAAGCCCGGCCACCAAGGGCGACGCCTCTTCGTCCTTCTCCGCCTTGGCCTTCTCGGTCGTCGCCTGTTGTTCCGCCTGACGCTGTTCAACGAGCGAACCGACTTTTGCGTCAATGGCGCCGAGCGACTTTCGCACCTCCGGGTCCGGTTGAACCACCACCTGTGGCGATTGCGGCTTTCGACAAGTGACCCGAGTAAGCGACTCGTCAGTGGCCACATCGTTTGGCATCGCAGGCATGGGAACCAGGGGTTGCACGTAGGTCGATGGACCATTGCGTGGCGGCGTTGGTTTGCGTTCAAGAATGTTGAGCAGCACGAACGCCTTCTGCTCAATTCGCACAGCCACCGCTTCATCGAGCAATTGGTGAATGCGTCCCGCCTGAACGCCAATGACGTGTTGGCCATCGGTGCCCCAAAGCACTCCGACCACGTGGCTCTGTTCATTGAAGATCGGGCCGCCGGAATCACCTGGCCTCGCGTGTCCCGACATCTCCATCCAATCGTCCGGCCCGTTTTTGGTTTGCGTCGATCTTTTATAGCCCAGAAACAAGCCGGAATTGCAGGCAAGCTTTCCGTCGGGGCCATAGCCGCAAGACTCTAAACGATTGCCCTCCTTTTGCATGGCCACCTCACCGACTTCCACCTCGGCCGGCACAACGTCTTGCGGTTGGCCGACCAACTCCAAGACGGCGCAGTCCCAAACGGCGTCCACCGTCAACACGCGGGCGTAATGCGTCCGCTTCGTTGACAGTTCGACGATAATCTTTTTTGCATCTTGAACGACGTGTCGGGCCGTCAACACAACGGTGCGAATCCCCCAGTGGACGAGTACGCCCGATCCGATCGAGCGGGTTCGGGCATCATCCTGACAATAGATGCGAACTGTCGCCGCTCGATAACCAACCGGTTGTTGATAACGCCAAGCCGGATGCGGCTGGTTCGCATTGCCGCTTGCTTCAACACGAACCGGCCGTCGTCGCAACTTCACCTTCAACCGCTCGACCGTGGTGTGACCAACGATGCGATCCACCTCCGTGCCCCGTTCGACAACCACAAAACACGGAATGGCGGTTACGCCGAACTGAACGGCCAAGTCTCGATCTTGATCGACATTGACCCGTTGAACCGCATAGCCGTCACGGGCCAGCGTATCGACCGTCGAAGCCATTGCCTGGCAAGGCACACACCAATCGGCATAAAAATCCAAAAGCGTCGTTTCGGCACGAGCCGCCTCGCCAGCCCACAACAGAATGGGCAAAATCATCCATCCAAATCTTGTGAATCGCATGACTCCTCCTTCTTCGGATCGGGTGAAAGGGTGAAACGATACGCCACGGCCGCCGATCGGGCGAGATCGGCCGGCTCGGTCCCCGCATCGGCAAGATGCGGAACCGGATCGATGCCACCGGCACGCAATGCTCGCGAGACGGCGTCGGAGCAAAACGGCAGCGTGCCGTTGGCTCGATCATTGTCCAGTGGAATCGTGAACATCCGCAGGACCGGCAAATGAACCATGGCCGCTCGCAAGAGATTCGACCATCCATACCGCTTGCCGGTGATCTCGATCATCGCCCTGACCGCTGCGCTGGGGTCAAAACGACGGCGGGTGGCCTTGATGCGGTAGACATCGATCAAGTTTGGGCTCTCGGCCACCGCCGTCGAAAGCATCACCGCGCGGCCGCCATGTGTCTGCACCGTCTCCAAACACATCAGCCGCTCATTCCACCACGCGGCCATGGCCGCATGGCAATATTCGGACCGACCGGCTGCCGCGATCAGCCTACTGGTCAGTCGATTTTCACGGCGAAACAGAAGCAGATCGCCGTCGCGGATTTTCTTGCGTGCAATGCTGTAGGGAATTGAATTGGTTTCCATGATGGTTTCAGGAAACCACAGAACATCAACCACCGGAAGACGAAGTTTTTTTGGGGCTACGAAACGACTGCACGACATGCTCGGCAGGGTGTGATTGAAATCATGGCCCCACAGTGTGCGCAGCGGATCGGGTTCTCCAAGAACCGTTCGCCCAGATCCTTGAAAATGATGGGACGGCCCTTTGTGATGGGCGTGCGTCTGCCCATGGCGACATCTTCAACAATGTTCAACGAAACGCCTGCCTCGCGTGCGATTTGCCGGCAGGTCAATTGTTTCATCTGGAGCATTCTCGCGATCATGCGAATGGTAGCCGTATCGACGCCGTCGGAGTGATTAGGGGCCCGTCCGTCGTACAGATCTGGTGGTTGTGGACGGCCCTTGCCAAGCTCGTCCTCATCGACAACACCCACGACGTACTCGGTGATCCAGAGCCGGGCGGCAATGGTTGTATGATCCAGCCCTTGTGTCAAGAGCCGGTCCACACCCATGATGACGGCCGCCGTAATCTGCCTACGATCTTGCATGACTGGTCCCTCCTGGACAATGCTCCGTTGCATGCGGCGCCTTGTGGCCGCATCGTTACCAATCGAGTTCGCTTTCTTGAGAATGCCGCATGGCCCAAGTCTCTTTCCAACATGCCTGGACCGCTTCTGGGGCGACGATTCCGAACGCCAACTGGTCCTCGCGGCGAGGTTTCATTCTGTGACATCCCGCAATTCGCAAATCGTTTCTGGTATTGGAGTTAGAAATTTGCGACAACGCGCAATCAACTGTGCTTATACCGGGTCCTGTTCCCGCCGACCATTAAAAGAATATCAGTTTTCCGAAGTACCTATGGCACTTGGTGTTATGTCGGAAGCATTTTGGTGAGTAACGACGTCATGGCAAAGAGCAATGAACTCCTCCACAGTAAAAGTTCCCTTTGCATTGTTGACTTGATGGTCCACAATCCAAAGATTTGAGATGTCGTGTTTTCCACCACGAGAGAGTGGAACAATGTGGTCGAGCGATGCGGTCTCCGGCGTCAACGGACGTCCGCTCAAAGCACATCGATAGTTTTGCTGTTCAATAAGTTTGAGGACCATCTTGGCGGTCACTGTAGGTGTTTGCGGCATATCGACCTTCTTTTCGCTTGTTGTGATTATTCGACACAGTATGTGCCCAACGATTCCAGCCATTTCGGGCGTGGCGACGAAAATGATTATGGCCTTGTGTTTGCATGCGTTTGGCAGCTTCCTGCCAAGTAACGGTTGGATAGCGTTCGAACCGGCAATGTTCGTGGCAATGTGCGCGATCGAGACCACGCAGTCGAAAGCTGTGCGCGAGTGAGTCGGCCTTGTTTTTCCAGCAGTCTTGAGTCGCGCGTACTCGATCTCCGCTTATTTTCAACAACATGTGGCCAATCGCCAATTTCCATAGCCATTTTGTGGCCACTGACGAATGAATCGGACCGTCTACACGTGATATGGGCACGCCGTAGAGCAACGGTATTCCATTTCTATCCAAAAGGGTGGCTTTGTTGTTGTGAATCGCCGCTTGAATCGACAGGGTCCGGAAGGCCATCGTTGCAGCAACCATATCGGTCCTCCTGTTCTGTTTGACTGTGAGTCTGGATTACCTCTTTCGCATCGTTCGATACGTTGCCACGGTGTGCCAACACGTTGCGTTGCTTGCGACAATGGCATTTGTGGGTTGCGATGTTCGACACCTTTGCAACGTGCGCAAACGTCGTGCGACACGTGCAACATCTCGTTGTGCATCGCATCATCACGTCTCCGCATCTGCAACGGCATGGTCCTTGCGCAGTGCATCAAATCGATGCTCGAACTCCCCACACCATTCGTCAGGCGAGACGGCAGGAAAGATGCTGATAGCCAGTTGGTCATGGGTGCCATCATGCGTCAATCGCGGCATTGGCGAATGCCGCCGACATTCGTTGCGCGACTGGCCTGCGGACTTTGGCGAGAAGTAGCGACAGCATTCACAAGCGATCTTCATGATTTCACCTTGGGGTTTGTGGTGACGATTTCGGAGACGCACGCGACGACTTCAAAAACCTGAAGTCACGCGCCATTGGCTGGAATTCTTCACAGAGATTCTTCACAATACCCCCGCGCGCACATAAATCGCGTGTTACGCGTGTGTGGGTGTGAATTTGTGAAGAATTTAATGAAGAGAGAGAGAAGTCTTTATTATTTATAGATTTACGTCGCCGAAATCCTTCACAAAACGGGTGTGAAGAATCTGTGAAGGATTGTGAAGGATTTCCCTCCAATTGTATTGTTTCGATACATTTCATAGCCGAATTCTTCACACGTTTGTGAAGGATTTGAAACAATCTCGTGAAGGATTTCGCGGCGACATTCATGTGAGTTGATAACCGAAGGCTGGCTTGGTCTTTGTGTCGATTTTGACAGTGGTGATATCGCCCTGTTGCTCGAGTGTGCTGACGATCTGATCGAGATCAAACGCTTTGCAATGCATCTGGCGGATGATCTCGCCTCTCGCCATTTGACCACCACACTCGCGGAGCTTGCGAATCATTTTCAGACACTCGGCGTGAAACGGATTCTCCGCAACATGTTCGCGGGCCAGAAACAGCATGCGGCGGACAAGATGCCCGGTGAACTCGGCTGCCCAGACGGCCACCTCGGCGTCAATGCTGGGCGATTGGTAATTGCGGCTACAGGCATAAACCAACGCGAGCCGCATGGCATTTTCATAGGCTCTCGTCCATAGGATGGCACTGACGCGATCCCCCGCATCCTTGGCGGCCTTGTATTCTTCGTCGGCGTGCGAGGCAAAATGGTCGAGCAGGTCATAGCCGTCTTGCGTGAAGGGAACGATGGCTGGCGTTGGATGTTCATCATCCAGATTCGGCTTCTGGCCAGTCACCGGATGGGGTGGAGCAGGATTGTACTCCTTCCACCATCGGGCAATCTCAATGAGGTGGGGCGGCAACTCGCTCACATCGTGGGTACGTTGCTTGCTGCCACGTTCCTCGGCATCAACCACGATTGACCGAGAAAAAAGGCCATTGGTCAACAGCCGCGTGCTGAGCGATTCGAAAAAGCATTCGGGAGTGCCGGTGCCCAAGATCACCAATCCCGGCTGATCGACTTCTCGCACGAGATCTTCGTTCCGGCCGCGAACTCGGACCTTGGTTCGCACGGTGTGAATCTGGTCGGCCTCGCTGTAAAGCGTCAGCAACATGCTCAACAGCATGCTATGGTAGGACTCGTTCGAAGCGGATAGGGACCGCATTAAATGATCGACCTCATCGGTCAGAAAGAGCATCTTGCGGTGTTTGAGGATTTCGTCTTCCAGTCCTTGTCCGCTGGAAATCTGATTGCCGATCGCGTCGCCCATGCCGATTGTGCCGAGGATGTGCGAGTTGACCTTGCGGGGAAAGCCTTTGCCGACGCCCGAGTCGGCGAGGGCAAGCATGTAGAGGTTCGGACGAAGCCCGCCTTCTTCCCGGACCTTGCGGCTGCATAGAAACGACTGCAGCGCCATCGCAGCGCAGAATGCCATGGGCAGGTTCGGATAGCGGGCGGCATACATGCTGAAATCAATCACGTCGCCAACAAAACCGGGCACCCGCATCAAATGTTCCGGGATTGGGGCGATCTTCTTGGGTTGCACATAGGTCTTTTGCGATTGAATAACGACCGACGATGATTTGAGGAGTTGTGACAGATCCACATCGGCTGCCGGTGTTGAGTCCTGCCCGAATCCTTCTGCCCGCAATGCCGATGCGGCTGCGGCATAGTCGCCGTTGTGTTCGAGCAAGGCGTAAACAGTAAAGGGCGAATAAGCATGATTCGGCTCGAACGGAGAGGCACTGCTGGAGAAGACATAGAAAACATGATCCTTGAATGTGGCCGACCAGCCGCTGGTTTTGCTAGGCCGACGCCAGTACTCGTTGTCGCCGGATTGAACCAATGTCCAACCGTGGCGGCGAAGTACGGCACGAACATCACCTCGTTCGTTGAAATCGTCACCTGGACGGCCATCGGAGGGCGTCGCGGGATTCGTTGGTGGCACGACGGGTTCAGCCACGTTCTGATTCAGCGCCCATGCCGCATGGAGCAGCGTCTCGCGTTCGGCTTCGTTCAATACAGGGAGCTCGGTGAAATCCCCTTGTTGGAGTTCATAACCTGGCGACGGCGAACAGAGAAACAGTCCGCCCTCACCGCGGGTTTCAATGAGCGTCAAAAGGATATGCCAGTTGCCATCCGCATCCTTACGTGGCTTGTAAGGCTTGCCTTGGATGACGATATCTGCGGGGCTATCGACAATCTGCTTGCGTTGGGCGAGCTTCATGTTGCCCGAGACGGTCGACTCACAGCGATAGACAACATGGCATCCGCCCGAAGGTGATCGCTCGATCACCAGGCGTTGCAGCAAGTTTGGTGCGATCGATTCGATGGTCTGCCGCCATGGTCCAAATGCCTCGCCGGCCATGTCGAAGTCGATCATCTCCAAGTTCTTGGAGGCAGCGCCGGTAATCAGACATAGGGCATTCGCCTCGGCAAACCAACGCTGCAATTCCTCCTTGGTGGGAAGCCGGGCCTGGTACTGCTTCCAGGATCGCAGCGATGGTCGCTTCTCTGCCACGATCGCCGGCAGGACACACAGCCCTGCGTCGAGATAGGCGGCGGTGACATCGACAAGACTCATCACAACACCCTTGTTGTTCAGCTAACCTCTTGCCTTCAGCGGCGTCTTCTTGGTGAACACGCGAATCAGTGTCCGGGCTCGTGTGACGTATCTGGCAATGACTTCATTCGCCTCGACTCTCTCATCAGGCGGAGCAACGCGCCGCCCGTTTCCCGCCCGATACGTGAATCGCCCATCATGGCCGTCGATGACAAACAGGTTCCGCCGCAGACGCCAAGCTCGCGGGAGTTTTGTGGCGATCGCTTTGCGGAACTCGTCGTTGTTGAACCGCGGCATGAGCCGGCCGTGCCCATTAGGGCAGACGACGTAACGGGAGCCATGAGCATGGACACGAATGGCACCGCAATCGCAACAAAACACGCGATCGACGAGTTTTTGCATGACCGTTCCTTTTAGAATGGAATGTCGTCCGATGGCTGTTGCGTGTTGTCGAGAAGGACCGGTTCTGGTTTCTCGCCTAACTCATAGTCGACGATGCGATCGAACTTCTCTCCCGAGACGGTCCGGACAGTAATGCTGCTGGTTTTGGCCACGCCGCCAGCTGACGCGACGTCCACCGCCTGCTGTGCCGAATTGGGGACAGGATCATTCGATCGGGCCCGCCACCACATCTCAGCCTTCCATCGGGCGTAGCCAGTGTGCTCGAAACAGATCCACTCCGACTTGTAACGATAGAAGCCGATCTTGTAGTCCACACGCATCGTCTTTGGGACGCTTTCGTCGGCTCCTTGTTTAACATGGACACTGTAAAGGACGTCATGCACTTCGTAGCGAGTTTCAGTGACTTGGCCGGAAAGCACGGCTTCGCTCGATGCGTTGGGGTCGTGATTGGCCTGTTCGGGTCTTGGAAACTTATATCCACAATCGGGGCAGATGGCATAGCCTGTTGCGATCAGGGAATGGCATTCAGGGCATTCCTTAGCCGGGGCTTCACTGGCTTTGTTGCCATTTGCGTTGGAGTCCTTCATGCGGATTTGATCGACAGGCCCATGCCGCAGCACATTGCCGCCGAAATCGAGAATAAGGCAATTCTTCTTGCCGGGATGCAATCGAAAGCCTCTGCCAAGGCACTGGTAATAGAGTCCTGGCGACATGGTAGGACGCAACATCGCCACGCAATCGATATTCGGTGCGTCAAAGCCTGTCGTCAACACGTTGACATTGACCAGATACTTCAGCGGCTTCCGTTCGAAAAGGTCATCGGATGCATCGCCGCGGAAACGGGCAAGCAGCTCGTCTCGTTCACCCGGTGGTGTTTGACCGCACACAAAACCGCATTCCAGCCCATGCCTTTCCTGAAATACCCGCTGGATATGCTGAGCGTGTTTAACTCCGGAAGCAAAGATCAGTACCGCATGACGATCGCGTGTATATTCAACAATCTCTTGGCAGGCTGACTCGACCAGTTGATCTTGGTCCATCACCTGCTCGACCTCTTCGGCTACGAACTCACCGGCCCGAACATGCAGTTGACCGGTATCGGCCTTTTCGCGGCCGGACTTGGTCACCAGCGGACAGAGATAGCCGTCACGAATCAGCTCTTTGACGCCAATCTCGAAGCAAACCGCATTCAAGATATTTTCGGAACCACAGATCATGCCCGACTTCAGGCGGAAAGGCGTTGCGGTAAGCCCAATCGTTCGCACTCGCGGATTAACGACCTTTGCCTCGGTCAAGAATTGTCGATACATCCCCTCGCCGTCTGGCGGAATCAAATGCGCCTCGTCAACGATGACAAGATCGAAGGCATCCAGTTCGCAAGCCCGCTTGTAGACCGATTGGATTCCGGCAACGATTACTGGCTCTTCGGTGTCTCGTCGGCGAAGCCCTGATGAATAGACGCCGAACTTTAGTTCAGGACAGATTGCCCGGAGTTTGTCCGCTGCCTGTTCCAGGAGTTCTTTGACGTGAGCAAGAACCAGCACTCGCCCGCCCCATTGCGTTACGGCGTCTCTGCAGATCGTGGCGAGAATGGGCGTCTTTCCGCCGGCCGTGGGGATCACGACACACGGGTTGTCATCGTGCTGACGAAGATAGTCGTAAACGGCGTCGACCGCCGCTTGTTGGTAAGGACGAAGCGTCAACATGGGAAAAACGCCCAAAAAGTGCCACTTGCCAAATGCCGAAACAATACGTATACTTTCTGTAGATCAATACGTACTACAAAACGTGGAGCCGGCGACATGAAAAAACTCACTTTGGGCGTGGATCCGCAGGTGATTGAAGAGGCGAGGGCTTTGGCCGACGAGACCGGCACCAGCGTCTCTTCGATGTTCGAACGATTCGTTCGGCTATTGGCCTGGCAGCGTCGTTCCTCCAAGCCGATTGGACCTCTTGCCCGCAAGGCGACCGGCATGATCGTTCTGCCGAAGGGGCGGTCCGACAAGGAAGTCCTTGAAGACGCCCTGCTGGAAAAACATGGAATGCGATGATGAACGTTTTTGTCGATACAAACGTGCTTCTGGACGTATTGGCCAAGAGAGACCCATTCTACGAAGACTCTGCCGCCGTTTGGACGCTGGCCGAACAGGGCAAAATTCACGGACTTGTTTCGGCGTTGAGTTTTTCCAATATCTACTACATCGTGCGGCGATTGAAGGATCGTCGCACTGCGGAACGAGCGATGCGGGTTTTGCGAAACACCTTTGCCGCCGTGGCGTGCGACGAGCAGGTGCTGTCTCAGGCCATTGACGCGGGCATGAAGGATTTCGAGGACGCCATCCAGTATTTTAGCGCCCTTCACGCGGAATCTGCATGTGTGATCAGCCGTAATCCCGATCATTTTTCCCGCTCCCCGCTTCCGATAGTCACGCCCGCCGAGTTTCTTGCCGCCCATTCGTTCCAATAACAAAGAAGTCCGGCGCCGGAACTTGCGTCCGGAGGGCTTGCTTTATGAAGGCGTATGCCCCGCACTATGCCGCCGGAGGCCGTTAGTTCCGACTCGGGCATTCCCGATAGGCCGCGACCATCCAAGCCGTCACGTCGGGCAATATGACGGGTTGGACGCGGCAATCGCGGCCACAACACGCCTCATCCTGCAGTCGTGCCGCCCATTCATCGAATGGCCTATTCCGCAGCGGGGCACACACACCGATGGTGTCGTCGGGGAAGTCCACCTTGATGCCGACGGCAATAAACAAAAATGATCTCATGCCAGAATCCTTTCACTATGGAGAATGACGGAGAAAAACATTTGGCGTTAGGCCACAGCGTCGTGCAAGAACTCTTCGGGCAGAGGAAACAGCTCACAGCCGACAGCCCGCAATTGCATGATTCGCTCGCCGCGAAGATAAGCGATCAACGCACGTTCCGTCTTGCCGTACCGAATGCGCCGCACGGCCTGCGACTTGCCGGCGTTGGCATTACTGAGCAGGAATTGCCAAAGCAATGCGATGGAGGAGTCTTCTGCGTCGACTGAGCCGCCGGTTTTGAGTACATCACAAAAATGGACGAGCTTTGCGTGATCAATGGCATAATAGGCCCGGGCAATAATGCCACGGATCGTTGCGTTTGCAATGCCCTTGTATCGGCATGTACCGAGATGTTCCATGGCGAAGTCGATCGCATCGGCGTGTTTTGTCATCCAGTCGGCCTCCTCGCTGACCGTCAGATGTAGGGTGTGCGAGCCATTGCCGGAAAGCATGGCACGCAAGGTTGCCAAACGGTTCACGGTAATCTCGCCTGTCTCGCCGCTAAGGTGCAGCACGTCGAAATTGTTGCGTGATTGGCCGGTGTCGACGGCGATCATATTCTCGATCGGCTCGTTGAAAAACACTCGAAGTTGAACGGTTTTCGTAGACAGCGTGACGGCCCAAAGACGATGTTGGCCGTCGATCAGCACTCCATCGGCATCGAAAGCGATGCCTTGGTGCGTAAGCCGCCAACGCCCTGCTTGCATGTCGCGGACGAAGCGGTCGACCAAAGGTTGCTTTAGTGGCCGATTGTGCGTGTTTCCCTCCAGCCAACGGGCGGCCAGTTCCGGGCCGACCTCCATAATGGTGTTGTATGGCGTTTTGTTGTTGCCTGATTGGTTTGTTGCGATCATTGCTCAATTCCTTTCAAACGTTGGGTTAATTCCGCAATCAGAGTGCGGACAAAATTGACATCGAAAAGTTTGAAGATGGTGGCTGCCGCGATTACCGGGTTCGTTGGCGGCAGGTTTAGGGAAATCACGGGATTTGGCAGGCTGTGCCCAAGAACGGGGGGAGCGGCATCAGGGGAAATGCGAATGCCTTTTTTGCGTTTTGTTTTGCTTTTCGGGTTTTTTCCGATCTTGGATGTATTGATGGTCCGGCCATCACAGCCCTTACGTGGAATTGACTTGTCGATAATCGACAAGTCAGCTTTCGATGGCGTTAGTTCATGCCGAAGTTTCTGCACGGTCTGTCTATGAACGCCAACGTAGTCAGCCAAAGCGGCATCTGATACGCCCTTGCTATTGGCGTGGGCCAACGCGGCGCGAGTAGCACGCAATTTGTCCTCATTGGTTCTGCGTAGCCCGTGCGTCTTGTTGACGCTGTAGCTGTGCCATTGGGCATCAGCGAGCGAGCCTTGATACAGATTGCACTCGATAGCTTCGCCGGGCAAAGCCATGACATACGCCTGCAACCGATGAAACCCATCGGCCAGCCAATAGTCTTCGCCATCGAAGAATACATCGACGGGAGGGAACTTCTCGCCCGCCTTCATCCGCTCGCCATACTCATCGCATACGGCTTGGTCAATCTTCGCCCGCGGCTGCGTACCGCCGTCCAGGCGAATGTTTTCAGGATAAATTCTCTCATTTATCGCCATGATTGGCGTCTCCTACTGGTTCTGGGCCATTGTCAGGTAGAGTTGGACGGCCAGTTTCGGTAGGTCGTCGAGCCGCACGATCACCACCCACGGCTGTTGGCTTGCCCGATGCAACACGACAGGGATATTTTCGCCGGCGTCGGCAATGGCTTGGTCGAGGGATGGATAGAGACGCAATGCCTCGTTTCTTTTCACCTCAAAATGCACGCCGGGAATGGCGGCGCGAACATCGGGTGACTCGGCACTTCCGGAGAACTGCCGCCCCCGATAGGCCTCCACTCGAAACAGCCGTCGCAATTCGGCGGCTGCCTCGAGTTCGCCGCGGCATCCCTTCCGACGAGACTTGGCCCCCATCATGGCCTCCTCCACGGCGGCGTGGCGTTGGGGGCCTGCTGCGGCTTGCCAGTGACCGCGTCTCGCTTTTCATAACCGCCGATTTCGTTGGCGATCTCACCCGTGTCTTTTCGCTTCTTGCAGCGAACGCGAATCGTCAGCGGCAAATTGTGAAGCTCAACACTATCGTTGGGCGTCAATACACCGATGGCACGGCAGATTGCCGAAAGCTCGCTCTGGGCGATTTTGCTGGCGAGTTCGTTGGGGTTTTCGAGATTGAGCCTGGCCCATAGCTGGCGGTTCGCCAATGGCCCTTCAAGAATTGTGAAGGCAAGTTCCAGAAATCTGCCATTGCCGGCCTTGTTGGGCTTCATTTCAGAAGCCGTGATCATGGCCAGGTATTTTCCGGCTGGAATCGCCTCGAACGGCGTTGCCGGCTCCACCTTGTTGGCGTCGAATCCGCGTAAATCAGACATTTCTTGTATCTCCGGTATTTGAAGGATTGAAAGAATTGTTGGCCGTCATCGCATCAATCAGCGCCGACCACGACAACGGCAGGGGATCGATGATTCCGTACCGGTTCTTGGCCAGCAGCTGATTGGTTTCATTCAAGATCAACTGCCGTCCGGAAGACGCCATGTGGGCAGCCCCGACGAAATCCGACCACTCGATCATCGTGTTGACCAAGTCGGGATGGATCTCCGGCGCGGACTTTTCGGTCGTGATGCCGTCGATCGTCGTAATTTCACGCCGCGTGGCATGGGCCAATAGAATCACGGCGACTCCGGCATTGACCATTCGGTCGAGTGTTGGCAACAGGTATTGGTAGACGTAGTTCTTGAGCACCAACTTGCCGTTGCCATAGCCGCCCATCGCACGATTGAGTGTCTGCCGCATTCCGATTGCGGAACCATCCACACCCGCAACGTGTTCCTCGGCGCGTCTCAATAACCAATCCGCCGAATCGATGATAATCGTTCCGTATTGGTGATCGCCCGTTGTAAGAGCATCCAGCCACTGTTGGATCGCCGGCCAATCCGGCAGGTATGGCGTGCGATCGCAAGAGACATGTGATGCGCCGTTCTCCGTGTCGATGATCAGTCCACCCGAGCCTGCGCCGAAGGTTGTCTTGCCGATGCCCGGCGGGCCGTAAACGATGCCCTTCGGGGCACGCTGGTTGATTTGGTTGAGTATGGGGGCAGGCAACGTCATGACTGGTCCTTTCGTTTTACGTTTGTTGCAAAAAAGTATTTTGATCGCCAGGACGTGCGGACGGGGGTGGCAACCGTCTCGGTTCTATGCCCACACCAAACACGCCCGACACGTCCCGGCGTTTGTTGTCCGTCGTTAGACCGCATCGAACAATCGCACCTCCTCATAGCCGTTCGGCCATGTGTCGGTGGTGATGCACCGTTTCAGCCGTTCGATTGCAGCCTCGTTTTCCCGCTGTGCTTGAGCGAGGATGTCTTCATGGACTCGCCATACCCCGCAACGAAATGGCTCCCGTTTTTCGACGCCAATGAAGAAGACCGGCATGATCAGTCCGATCACTTGCTGGAGAACGGCGCGGTAAAATGCCATTTGATAGGCATAGCCGTAGCGACGCGCATCCGCCTCGAAATAGCCCAGATCGTCGCAGGTTTTCAAATCTGCGATTCCCCGATGGGGATCGAGCCAGTCTGCACGCATCTGGCATGGCAACCCGCAATACTCGGTCCGAACCACCCCTTCCGGGATGCCTTCGGAAAGCAAGTCAACCGCCATGCCGTTCGCTCGAACGCCGTCGGCCATGTTTTCGACGAGATCAAACTGCGAGATCGTCAGCACCGGCCGCCCCTGCGCCTCGGCCCATTCCGCAAAGGCCTTCGTTGTTGCTCCGAAGATTTCGCCCGTCTTCGGATTGACTGGTCCGCCGACGGCATATTCCTTCTCGAATATGTCGCGGCCTTCGAGGACGAGCGTATGGAGTGCCCGGCCGATAAGAAACGCCGGCCGTTCCTCCTCTTCCATCAGTCCGAGCTTCTTTTTGCGATAGAGCGCCGCGCAGCGGCGAAAATCTCCCAACTGATGACTGGTGAGATAGTCTTTTGATCTTGCCTGGTACTCGGCAAACGGCTCGCGAATCAAGAACGCGAGGTCGTTGGTTGCGGGACTCTGCGAACTCGGAAGACAAGCAATCATGGCAATGCTCCGTTGAATGATGAAAACGTTGGCCCTCTATTATTGAACTACTGCAAATCGCGACGAAGTGGCGAGACTTTCTTGCGATTTTTTCCAACTACGGTTACAAAGACGTTGCGCAGCAAGAGGATGTGCCCGCGAAGCGTGGTTCGAGGTATTCGCAACTGGCGGGCTACCTCGGCGAGCGAATCGGTCATCAACCGTTCGCAAAGATGCCGGGTTGGCTCTGGAAGGCCGGAGAGAATGTGTCGAACGTCCATCACGAGATCAAGTTGCGTCGTCGAATCCTTCGCATCGCCATTGTGTTTATAGAACGTATTGCCTCTGTCCATGTCATTCGAGTCACGATTGACGCTTGAGGATTCTTGCAACGACGCGAATTGCAATTGGCGGCGCCGCCGACGCGTGACCAAGTAGGTGAGGATGAAACGCTCGACCACTGTGACGACAAAGCTGTTCCAGTGTGCCAGCGTCGGATCGAACCGCGTAAAACGTCGTACGAGATGAAGCTTCAACTCCTGCCCCAGGTCGTCGGCATCCGAGACGGGAATCAAGGCTCGTTCGACAAGTCGGGCGACCCTGTAGCGAATGAATCGGGCGGCGAAACCTTTGGTCAGTTCGTCGGAGAGATCAATTGGCACAAACATGGCTTTTTCCATTGCGAATGGGGAGGCTTTTTCGAGGACGCCGATGCGTCCCTCTACCTACCGGCGTTGATTCACGAAAATCCAATGTGAATCAAAAACACGCAACGCAACTACTTGCGAGCACGTGAGTTGCGGTTTTGGAAATTCGCTGATTCTGATTCACGAAAATCCGCTAAGTGAATCAAGACCCACCCATCGGCGGCAAGAACGCCAGGCAATATTCCATGCCCAAAGACCAAGAACTCCACCCGTGGCATGGACGGGCAAAGGAGCATCAGAACGGCTCAATTGGCGTGATGAAAATTGCCGCCGAGCATGATGCGATCGAGATCGATCGCCAGTTTCCAGAGGTGTTGCAGTTCGCGGGCCGTACCGTCGACCAGACACCGATGCACACTCGGTTGACTCACGTCCAACAGACTTGCCAACTGCCGTTCCGTTGGACGAGGCAGCAGGTCCGGCACGCCTCTTTGACGCTGAGTGGCATAGGCGTGATCGTAAGCCGCTCGAATGTGCTCGACCATCGCCTTCGTCAATTTGGCCATAAGTGCTGTTCGCTCGGCTCGCTTCGAGGGAATGCGTCCTGTTGATTCTTCGTGACGGACGACTTGACTCTCGACGAGCGACCTGTCAAGGTGCAACGTGTCGCTCTTCGGAACAATTGTGTCGCGGACCGACAAGACGAAGGGTTTTGGATGATCGTCCGAAAAATCCAGCTTCGGCGTCATGCTCGGCACGAAGAGGATCCCATACTTGGAAACATGCTGTTGTCGGAGCAACGCCGAACCGTCCTCGTGCGCCAACATGCGGCCAAAGAAAACATTGTGGTGGTGTCCGGCAAAACAGGCAGTGCCCAATTGCCAAAACCGTTGCGGCGATGTCTCCGTGACTCGCCCGCGGCACTGGAGTTCTTGCGAAATGACCTCCACCAACCTGCCAAGATCAACCTCCCAGCGGCGCAATCGATCCGTGTCGATCGGACGGGGACCATACGTTGGACACCGAAGGTAAGCACATGTGCCTTCCTTTCCATCGATGGTGCGTATTTCCGCAAGGTGCCAGCGATGGCAGTTCGAGCATGGCAGGGCTTTGGCTGGGGTTGTCGGACGCAAGAGACCGCAGTCAATCCAAGGTTCAAGAAATTCTGGCGGCCAATGATAGACTTCGTCCGCAAAAAACAACGGTGGCGCACATTCTGCCCGTTCCAGAATCGTCGTTAATGCGTCAAGCAACGGCGATCCTCCATATTCGCAGGTATTTTCGCGCAACAGCTACCCCATCGCAACCCAGACTGCGCAACGTGCAAAGGTCTGGAGAACACACATCGAAAGTCAGGGACTGTGGTGTATGGCCGTGAATCGCGGCAAACTCGAAGCAGAGCTCGGCTTCCGTCACGTCCAACACTGACAAAGGCAAGTGTCGACGCTCGACGCATTCGGACAACATCGGATAAATGCCTTCGCGAAAGTGGTCTGGATCCACCGCCAAAAGAATGCTTTCCTGGCTATTGAGGACAACCAGTTGCATTCGACTTACGCTTGCATCCACGCGATCTTCAGGTTCCGTCACGAGTCGAAACGGCCCAGCTTTCAGCACATTCAAGTCATATGCCGGCCGTATGGCCGACGCCGATGCATTATAGTCAAGCACAATGCGGCAAAACGTGTTGATCAATTGCAATTCCAAGGTCGCAGGAACATCGGCGCATGTCTCCAAAACACCTTCCGTTCGATCGTAGATGAACAGGAGCTCCAATATGGGGCGAAGGTGGTGTGCCACCAAATCACCGTTGGCGTCGTGAATCAGCATTGTTTGCCAGTTGCCGTCGGGATATGCCGCAAACCCATCCGTCCCGTCCGGCCGGCGCATGTATTCCACCGAGCAAGATCCGCAAGGGGATCGTTGATTTGCCAAGAGACTCGCAATCGCCCTTCCAAGTTGCAACAAGACATAGTTCGTAACTTTGGGAGCAATCTTCGGAAGGCCGATGCGTCGCCGCCATCGCAAAAGACATTCCGGTGGATGCAGGATCGTGGCCAACTCGAAGATCTCGGGATGTTCGATCCAGACAAGCATTGCGGTACAAAGAGGCCCATCGGCGAGATGCATGTCGCGTCCGCCCGCCTCGCGCAAGGCGGCAATGCCGCTATCGCACGCCAAATCCGAGATCTGCAAAAGCGTGTTCTTGATCGCCATCTGTTCGGCGATGCCCATTCTCGAAATCGCCGCGATGATTGGGAGAACATCGCCGGATGACAGGTTCTGCCAATTCACTGCGCATGGATCAAGCCCCATTTTCTGGAAGAATCGCAGAAGCACCGGCAGGGGAACCAGTCGCAGGATGGCGGGAATCGAGAAGAATCGATTCATGGTGGTTGCCTTACATCGATGGCTGCAAGGAAACCTCCGTGCCCAAAAACGCCGAAGCATCCTGATCTTCTTCGGCAGTTGGATTCTTTCTTGACGCGATGCCTGGACGGACGCCAATCACCATCGCAGCGCTCTTTTTCGATGGCGGTTTGTTGGGACGCGTCATGGTGATGGTGGCGACATAGCCTGTTTCGCGAAGTGATTCATGACATCGCCACAACAACACCAGCCCCAAGCAATAACAAAAGCGTTGTCGTTCGCTCGTCGGTGCCCAGCAAGAGACGCTCCGGTGGAGTGACGAGCAGCGAGAACGCTTTTGATGCTATCACATTTTGACAAATTGGCAAACAAATTCTTGCGAAAAACCTACCAACACAAATGAACCGTGTTTTCGTGAGGCCGAATGATTGCGAAATAAATTTGAAAAACGTTCGTCACTTCATCGTGATTTGCAGTAGTTCCTTATTAGGGAGACATTGCGCGGCATACCGCATGCTTGTCATCGGTCGCCACGCATTGCGCTATGCTATGTCCATAGACATATCCCTAGCACTATGTTCATCCTTATTGCGCATGGGGTGGAGCAATGCTCTGTACGGTTTCAGCACAAGGAGCCAGATGATGGATGGATCACCGGAGGAGCCCAACAGTGTTACGAGTTTCGATACGTCGGCACTGTTGTTGACGGCATCCGAGGCGGCATCGCTTTGCCACGTCGCGCCCCGAACTTGGCGGACATGGCATGCAACCGGCAAAATCCCGCCGCCGATTCACATCGGCCGGAAGCCCTTATGGCGACCTGATGATTTAAGGGCGTGGATTGCCGCCAGCTGTCCGGATCGCGAGACCTGGGCCGTCATGCGAGACTAAAATTATCCTGGCGAAAACTCCAAGAAGCATCAAGTATTCGCTTGAGGTTTCGCACAACTGAGCCACAATGCCACTGTTTCGACAACCGAATCTCGAAAGGCGGAGGGCCAACGATGGCAAGCCTTTACAAAAAACCGGTGATGGTCACCGACGGAGCCAGCGGCCAACGTGTCAAAACAAAATCTCGCAAGTGGTGGGGGCAGTACAAAGATGCCCTCGGGCGATTGAAACGTGTGCCGCTGGCTGTGGACAAAATGGCCGCCGAGGCCATGCTCAATGCGATCGTGCGAAAGGTGGAACGCGAACGCGCTGGCTTGATAGACCCCGTGGAAGAGCAGCAAAAACGGCCGCTTTTTCAGCATGTCGCGGAGTTCAAGGGCTTTTTGACGAACAAAGGCCTGTCGGCCAGACGTGTCTTCGAGACCACTCGCAAGATCGAGCGTGCGATCAGCGATCGCAAATGGAAATTCCTGCGAGACATCGACGCGGTTTCGACGTTGGAGTTCTTGGGCCAACTTCGCCGCGATGGACTGAGTGCCCAGACCTACAACCACTACCTGACAACGCTCAAGCAGTTCACCCGTTGGCTCGCCCGAGAGCGGCGGATGTCGTTCGATCCACTGGCTCATCTTTCGCGGGTGAATGTTCGGACCGACCGTCGCCACGATCGCAGGGCGCTTTCGGCCGAAGAGTTCCGACGCTTGATCGATGCCGCCAGGAACGGTCCGAGAGTCGAAGGCATCTCCGGCCCCGATCGCGCCATGCTGTACATCTTGGCCTCCTGGACTGGTTTTCGGAAGGGGGAGATCGGGAGCCTGACGATCCGGTCACTGCAATTGGATGGCGATCCGCCCACGGCCACCATCGCGGCGAGCTACAGCAAGCACAGGCGACGCGACACGCAGGTGTTGCATCCCGAACTGGTCTCGCAACTCAAGGATTGGTTGGCCACGAAGAACATGAAGCTCGACAGACCGTTGTTCCCCATTTCCGGCCGAGTGCCCGGCGGCGTCGAACGGAAGACCAGCAAGATGATCCAATGCGACCTGAAGGCGGCTCGTGAGACGTGGTGGGAAGAAAGCAAGGATTCCGACGAGTGCTGGCAGCGGATCCAATCCGACTTCCTGCGATACTGCAACCGAGAGGGGCTGTATGCGGATTTTCACTCGCAACGGCATCGTTTCATCACAAATCTCGAGCGGGCCGGCGTCTCCGTGAAGATGGCTCAGACGCTGGCGAGGCACTCCGATGTTCGTTTGACTCTGGGGGTGTATACGCATGTCGAGTTGGACGACCAGACTGCGGCGATCGGGGTGTTGCCGGGACCGCCGGGAGTGCGCACGATGGAGGCAACGGAAGTCTGA